TTGGAGAGGTAGAACTGAGTTTAAGTATTCGAATAAAGTTACAAAGAATACTGAATTTTGGATAAAACTTTCCCCTCGTCTAAGTTTTAAAGGCAGTGATGCTATAGAGTTCAGCAGCAGGGACCAACTTGGATTTTATTATAATATTGTTGATAATATAAAGTTTGGTCCGTTTATAGATAGAAGTACAAAAACAGATTGGGATAACCATACTGAAACAGTAATTGGCACTAATTTTATTATGGAGTTATAATGGCATATTCGGATAAAGTAATAGATCACTACGAAAATCCACGCAATGTAGGCAAGTGGGATCCAGCAGACAACATCGGCACAGGAATGGTAGGAGCACCAGCCTGTGGTGATGTTATGCGTCTACAGATAAAAGTTAATGATGAAGGTATCATCGAAGACGCAAAGTTTAAAACTTACGGTTGCGGTAGTGCTATTGCTTCAAGTTCATTGTTGACAGAATGGGTCAAAGGTGTTACATTAGATGAAGCTGAGTCAATAAAGAATACGGATATTGCAACTGAGCTTGCATTGCCTCCAGTAAAGATACATTGCAGTGTACTGGCAGAAGATGCAATCAAAGCAGCAGTAGCCGATTATAAAAGTAAAGCTAAACAATAATATAAGTAATCATGTAGGCAACGTCGAGCCTACCTTTTAAGTGAGCGACGGGGTAAAGCCGTCAAGCAAAGGAGAAACTAATGGACGCACTCACCTTATGGAGCCTAGTCGGGTTCCTATTCGCCGCATACGCGGTAATAGCAAATGATTCAGTACAAACTCTCGGTACATGGATGGCATCAAACAATGAGAGATTCAACTATAAAACTCTATGGATTGCGGCATCCGCTGTCCTATTAGCCACACTATGGTATGGCTGGCATGTAAATGGTGGAGACATCAGTTACGGAAGACTAAACAAGATACCCTGGCAAGAAGTGCAATGGTATCACGCAGCCGCACCAGGCATACTTGTCGTACTAACACGCTTTGGTGTACCTGTATCAACTAGCTTCTTAGTACTAAGTGCTTTCGCAAGTACATTTGTGCTAGAGAAGATGCTTATGAAAAGTATAATGGGCTATGGTATTGCGGCTATGTTCGCATACTTTGCTTGGTACTTTATTAGCAGAGCAATGGACGAAACAGCACCAGTCAAAGAACAACACAAGAACTATTGGCGCATAGCACAATGGCTAGCAACAGGAGGCTTGTGGTGGACTTGGTTGTCACATGACATGGCTAACATTGCAGTGTTCCTTCCACGTGAAGTTCCGCTGGACTTAATGTTCTTAGTCAGTGTAGTATTTGTAGCAGGATTGTTCTTTATGTTTAGAGAACGTGGAGGCAAGATACAAAACATTGTACTAGAAAAGCACAACACAAGGTATGTGCGTAGTGCAACACTGATTGACTTGTTCTATTGGTTGTGTTTGTACTTCTTCAAAGAGCTGAACGATATACCTATGTCAACTACTTGGGTGTTCGTTGGTATGCTTGCAGGACGTGAACTTGCTATTGCAACATTCACAGGCAAACATAAGTTCAAGAGCGTGTTTCCTTTGGTAGCACGAGACTTCCAGAAGATGATGATAGGACTAGGTGCATCAGTAGCCATTGTGTTAATGATTCATTATGTGTTAGTACCAAACGGTTACTAGTATTTGAAAAGGTTGTGTCGGCGCACAGCCTTTTCTCTTGACTAATCTGTCAACGATGTTATAATTACTAGTATGAAAATAGGAATAGCAGGATATGGATTTGTCGGCAAAGCACATGAAAATGCTTTGAAAGATTACTATGATATTATTGTAAGCGATCCTGATAAGAAAGAATACGGCGACCTAAGACACGCAGATGCAATTATTATATGTGTTAGTACACCACAACATACAACTGGTTCGTGTGATGTTTCTAATGTATATGAAGTAATTGAGGCATCACCAAATGTGCCTATACTAATTAAAAGTACAATCAGTATTGAAGGATGGGAAACATTAATAGATGCATTTCCTAATAAACAATTAGCCTTCAGCCCAGAGTTCTTACGTGCAGCAACAGCACTAGAAGACTTCCAAAATACAAAAACAATATTACTAGGCGGCAGCAATACAGGCTTTTGGGCCGAGTTGTTTGTTAAAGCAATGGGTAAGATTAATGTTGACATAGCAACAGCAAAAGAATTAATACTAGCCAAGTATGCTCGCAATAGCTTCCTAGCTCTTAAAGTTGCATACTTTAATCAGATGTATGACCTTTGCAGCGAATTAGATGTTGACTACGAGCAAGTTAGAAAGTATACTACAATAGATGATAGGATAGGGGATAGTCATACTACAATTACAAACGATCGCGGCTTCGGCGGACACTGTTTTCCTAAGGATACAACTGCCCTTGCTACCTCAAGTAATCGTGCAGGCAAACCTCTAACCATTTTACAAGAAGCAATCAACTACAACAATAGAATTAGAAAGGACACATTTTGAAAATGAAACTCATAGCAGGAAATGCAAATGTGCCACTGGCACAAGAGATAGCCGAAAACTGTTTTGCTGGATTAGTGCCAGCTGAAATAAAAACATTTGCCGACGGAGAGACAAGTGTTGAATTTATGGAAAACGTACGAGGCGAAGATGTTTTTATAGTGCAAAGTACAAGTTCGCCTGTTAATGATAATTTAATGGAATTGTTGATTATGATTGATGCAGCCAAAAGATCCAGTGCTAAACGTATTACAGCAGTTATACCATACTTTGGTTATGCTAGACAAGATCGCAAGAGTGCGTCACGTACTCCGATTACAGCAAAGTTAGTTGCTAATCTATTAACAGAAGCAGGCGCAGATAGAATCCTTACTATGGATCTACACGCAGGACAGATACAGGGCTTCTTTGATATCCCTGTAGATGATTTAACAAGTCGTAAAGTATTTGCAAAAGACATTAAACGTAGCGTTGGCATCATCGATGATGTAGAAGTAGAACAACCTAGCACAGTATTTGTATCACCAGATGCAGGCGGTGCTGTTAGAGCTCGTAAGTTTGCAGACATGTTCCATGCAGACATTGCTATCGTAGATAAGATGCGACCCGAAGCAGGTAAGAGCGAAGTTATGAACTTGATCGGCGATGTTAAAGGTAAACACGCCATTCTGGTTGATGACATTGTTGACTCAGGTGGCACACTATGCAAGGCAGCACAAGCAATTATAGACGCAGGCGCATTGTCAGTTCGTGCATATATTACACACGGTGTACTGTCAGGCGAAGCATGTCAAAAGGTTGAAAAGAGTGTGTTAGAGGAATTAGTAGTTACTGATTCGATTGCTAATCGCTGTCCTAAGAACTGCAAAAAGACACGACAGGTTAGTGTCGCGCCTTTGTTTGGCGAAGCTATTCGCAGGGTATCTAATGAGGAAAGTGTTAGTAGCCTTTTTAGTTAACTCTGGTCATTCTCTTTATCAGCGGCATACAGTTCTAATGAACCAATATAATTTACCATTGAATGATCAGAGAAGTTATCAATTGAGCCTTGCTTTAGCCCCATCCACATGCCACGCAATCTATCTTTGAAGCGTTGTAACTTAGTTGGTGTACGTACATTGCCGTATGCATTTAGATAATGCTCAGTACCGTGATGTCTGTACCCCATAAGCCATAAAGGAACTCGTGTTACTATGTCATTATTGTTTACCCAACGATGGTGTTCAACACCTAAACTTTTACAATACTTGTTCCAGCCTACACGAGGCGAACCGTACGTGAACAGTTGTGTTGGATTGTTTAACTCAACATCATGCATGCATCGACTTGCCATGATTGTTGCCATTGCCGCACCTAAACTATGTCCACAGAACCAAAGTTCTTTGTTAAGATTTTGTTTATGTACTAAGTCTTCAACAATCATTGGCCAAAGTTCATCTGCTTCGTCTTTGAAGCCTCGGTGTACTCGACTTATTGTTTCTGCCATTACTGGCGTTGCTTTTAAGTCTGCTTTGATGTCGTTAAATTCACTAGGTTGTGTTCCACGACAAACTATAACAAGATCTCTCTTGTTCTGGAAACGGTATGCTTGAGCTCCGTCCTTATTATAAAACTCTACGGTTGTAAATCCATATGCCTTTGCCCACTTCTTTGCATCATCTAACTCCATATAAGCTGTCTGTGCAAGTTGAGCAAACAACAAGGATCTTTTCTTGAAATTTAAATCTTTTATAGCAGTCATATGTGCCCTCCCATCTGCTAAAGTATTTACCGTATTAAACACTAAATACAGTAAGGATAGAGACAATGAAAAAACGTACTAGAAGCATACTTTCGGAATTATCAAATATAGGTACTCGTAAAGATAACGATTATCTTATTGAAGCGTCAGCCAATAATATTATTGAAAGTTCTATAAACTTATTAAATCGTATTCATAATGAATACAGTGACGAAGTTGCAAATGAACTAGAACGTAGATTTATTAATAGTATACGAAGCGGCGACCCGAGAAAGTTTAAACGTAGTATATCAAAAATTATTGAAGGTAAAAATGATGACGATTCTTAATGAAGGCGGCAACGTATTTAAAACTGAACCTGACAAGAAACTTATTGCATCAAGAATCGCAACAGCTGATGTAAAGCCTACTATTGATTGGCTTAATTCTACATTTGGATTTAAGTTTACTCCAAAAGAATTTTTAGGAACTACTGGTACAAAAACACATCCAGACGGAACATTCGAAAAGAACTCATCTGGTGACCTAGATCTTAATACTGATACTAGAGAGTTACCTAAGGAAGAAATAATTGCAAAACTTAGTGCGTGGTGTCAAAAGCAAGGCATCCCTGATTTAGAGATTATGAACAAGGGCAGAACATTTGAAGCAGGTTGGGTAAAAGATGCTGGGTTGCAGGTACACTTCCGCACACCTATAAAGGGTGATCCTAAAAACGGTTTTGTTCAAACAGATTTTATGCTAACAGACAATCCAGATTTACAACGTGGAGCCAAGCGTGGTGGCACAGCACAGTTTGGTGGCAAAGACAGAGCAATTTTATTGAGTGCCGTTGCACGAGGACGTGGACTAAAGTTTAGTCCAACCAAAGGTATAGTTGATCCTAACAATGGCGATGCAGTAGTTTCCAACAACTGGGACGAGATTGCTGAGATACTATTAGGCAAAGGTGCTAAAGAACCAGACACTCATACAGTTGAAACTATGCTTGCAAAATTAAAAAGCGATCCAAACTACGAAGAGCTAATTGCTCCGTGGAAAGAAACAATGGAAAAAGCAGGAAAGCAAGTTCCGGAATCACTTGCTGATAAACAACTTAACAGAATAACACAACTTACACAAAGGATAGCACGATGAAAATCAATGACATTATAATAAAAGAAGCACACGAAACAGGCGAAGGCAATCGTAAACTTGCTGCTATCGGTCGTGTACTAATGGATAAAGCAGTTACACAAAAAGACGACGGTCTATCAAATGTTATGGCAACACTAGGTGATAACCTTACACGCTACAACACAACGTTTGGACCACGCTCACCTGCAGAGCTAATGAAGAAGTCAAACATTACATCTAAAGAACTAATGATGAAACTATTAAAGTTTGGTGAAGCAGAACTAGCAAAAGGTGGCGATGTAGCAAAAGGCTCTGATGTTGCAGATGAACCAGAAGATGACGAAAAGTACAGTGCATCTGATGACGAGATTGATGCAAAAGCACGAGCAATGGCAAAAGGCTAACATGGATTTTATACGCAACCTTATAGACGATGGACTAGTTGAAAGTCAAATAGACGAAACAGCTATGGAACGTATACGTGGACGCAGAACACGAAAGTTGTCTAAAGAACGTAGAGTTGCTCTTTACGGTTATCTAGTTGGATTAGAAAACGGCGTAAGAGCAACTAAATTCATTGACATGGCACAAGACGGAAAAAGTGTGCCAAAAAACTTTATTGAAGCTTACCTTCCAATAATTGATATGATAGAAGATATCGTAGACTCTGGTCCGCAAGGGATACAGCAGTTAAGAGCACTACACA